GGAACGATTGGTTAACACCTTATGATAATTCAATTCTTGATGCAAAAGGCGGTGCTATGACAGTTGAAATGTTTAGTGGACTTTACAGAGTTACAAGAGTAACAAGCGAATTTTCACAAGGACAGTTTAATCAAACACTAGAAATATTACGTATGCCAAATCAAAGTTTAACTAAAGATGAAGCAGATACATTCATAGAAAACTTGAAAAAAGAAAATCAAGCGGCACCTAATGCTGGTAATCAAAACACGAATACGGATAATAAATTTAAACAGAAAACAGGACAAGAATTAATTGAAGCAAGAGGAGGAACATTAGTGTAATGGCTATACAAAAGAATCAAAACATTGATAGAACTTCGAAGCATGAAATTGTTACCATGGAGCCAGGCCCATATGAGGCTATTGTTATCAACAACTTGGATCCACAGTTTCATGGTGCTCTTACTGTTAACTTATTAAAAACAAATACATCATCAAACGAAGCGTTTGCAGATGGCGAACTTTATACCGCAAAATATCTTTCACCGTTTGCAGGTAACACACCTGCGTTTGCAAACACAAAAAATGACAGCTATAAGGAATCACAACAAAGTTATGGTATGTGGTTTGTTCCACCAGACGTAGGAACAAAGGTACTAGTTATATTTGCAGAAGGTAATCCTAATATGTGTTACTGGATAGGTTGTGTAAACGACACCTATCAAAACTTTGCAGTTCCTGGCAATGCCGCAACTACATTTTTAACTGATGGTACACCAGAGGATTTAAAAGGTAAAAAATTACCAGTTGGCGAATACAATAAAAAAATTGAAACGGCAGTAAACCAAGATCCTACAAAATTTAAAAAGCCATATCAAAAGGCATTTACTGATAGCCTTATTGCACAAGGATTATTAGAAGATGAAACACGTGGTATTACAAGTTCAAGTGCAAGGCGTGAAGTACCTAGTGCAGTATTTGGAATAAGCACACCAGGACCTGTTGATAAAAGTGCAGGAGCACCTAAGGCTAGAATAGGATCAAAGGAAGATTTTACAAATGTATTCAAAGCAAGACTTGGCGGAACAAGTTTGGTATTTGATGATGGTAATGACAAATATCTAAGAAAAAAATCTGCAGGTGAAGGTGCACCTGAATACGCGAATGTAAATCTTGGCGAAACAGACGGTCAACCAAATCTATTACACAACGAGCTTGTGAGATTGCGTACACGTACAGGACATCAAATACTTTTACATAACACGGAAGATTTAATTTACATAGGTAACAGCAGAGGTACAGCTTGGATTGAATTAACCTCAGACGGTAAGATTGATATATTTGCAGAAGATTCAATCAGTATGCACAGTAAAAATGACTTTAACTTTACAGCAGACAGAAATATCACAATAGAAGCAGGTGCTAATCTTAGCCTAAAAGCATCAGGAGATTATATAGGAGACAAAATTCTCACAGGTAGAGTACAGATAGAATCAAATAAAAATACAAACATACTTGTAGGTGGTAGCACAAAGATCACAACAACTTCAAACTTTGATGTTAACACAGGTGGAGCAAACAAACTTACAGCAGGTTCAACTACTGATATACTCAGCGGAGGCAACCATACAGAAACCGCTACCGAAATCCATATGAATGGACCGCAGGCGGCTACGGCCGCTACCGCGTCCGCTCTGTCCGTACATCGCGTACCTGGTCACACAACCCAGGGTATTCTTTCACAACGTTCACCACAAGCTGAGCCGTGGACACACCATGAAAACTTAAATCCTACAGCATTTAAAATAGTGCTAACGGATAGGGATAGTATTACAACGGTAGCTAATCCACTACCAAACCCAACTACTCCAGATGTGTTTAAGAAGGAGTTCAAAGCATAGGTAAATATTGTTATGGCAGACTTATATAAAAAAATTACAGTTCCATCAGGAGAAAAAGGTAAACCCGTTGTTACTAATCGTGCATACAAAGGAATAAGCACGGTTAACCCAAATAACAACAGCAAGTCCTTATTTGATATAGCATTGATCAAGCAGGATATACTAAATCACTTTCACATAAGACAGGGTGAAAAGCTGATGAATCCTACGTTTGGAACAGTTATATGGGACGCAATACACGAACCGCTAACAGAACCAATGAAAGAAGCAATAGCAAAGAACGTTACAACTATTGTAAACAGCGATCCTCGTGTGGTAGTAAACAGTATTAACATAGATTCATATGAAAGCGGACTTCAAGTTGATGTAGACTTGATGTACTTACCGTACAATATATCGGAGAGTTTACGTCTAAAATTTGACGAAAATTCGGTACCATATTAAGTACGCACATTATGGATCAAAATAAATAGTATTATTAAGGAAAGCAAATGTCGTCAACAAATAGACAAAATAGATTATTGTTAGCTGAAGACTGGAAAAAGGTCTATCAGTCATTTAGAAATGCGGAGTTCAAGTCTTATGACTTTGATAATCTACGCAGAACAATGATCAACTATTTGCGACAAAACTATCCAGAAGATTTCAATGACTATATTGAATCAAGTGAATATCTTGCACTAATTGACCTTATTGCTTTCCTAGGTCAAAACCTAGCTTTCCGCGTAGATTTAAATGCAAGAGAAAACTTTTTAGAGTTAGCTGAACGTAGAGAATCTATTTTACGTTTAGCTAGACTCTTGTCATATAGTCCAAAACGTAACCAATGTGCAAACGGCTTATTAAAGTTTGAAAGTATTGCAACATCAGAAGATATTGTAGACAGCAACGGAACTAACCTAGCTAGTCAAACTATTCTGTGGAACGATCCATCAAACATCAATTGGAGAGAACAATTTGAAAAAGTCCTTAATGCGGCATTGCCAATAAACAGTCCTGTTGGAAAACCTATTAAGAAAGATACAGTAGAAGGAGTACCAACAGACCAATACAGATTTGATGCAAGTAATTCAGATGTTCCTGTTTATACTTTTAGTAAAACAGTTGACGGTAAGAATATGCAGTTTCAAGTTGTTTCAACAGATGTTAATGAAGGCGTTATATCTGAAGAAGCACCATTACCTGGAAACAATTTAGCATTCTTATACAGAGATGACGGTCGTGGACCAGGAAGTTCTAACTCAGGATATTTTGCACACTTTAGACAAGGAACATTAGACCAAGGAACTTTTAATGTTACTTCGCCAAGCACTAACCAAAGCATCAGTCTTGAAGCAACAAATATTAATAACACAGACCTTTGGTTATACAAACTAAATTCAATCGGTGCTGAAGAAGAAGCATGGACTAAAGTTGAATCAGTTGAAGGTAACAATATTGTTTACAACAGCTTACGTAAAAGTGTAAGAAACATCTTTGGAACTTTAAGTAAAACACAAGACAAAGTAGATTTAATTTTTAGTGATGGTACGTTTGGTAACTTACCACAAGGTTCATTTAGAGTTTATTACAGAACAAGTATTAACGATCAGTTTAATATTGTACCTGCAGATTTAGTTGCAATTAGTGTATCAATTCCATATACTTCTAAAACAGGTAATCCAGAAAACTTAACAATTAGTTTAGAATTAAAATATACTGTAGACAATGCTACTATTTCTGAAACTAATGCAAGTATTAGAGAAAATGCACCTAGCACATATTATACACAGAACAGAATGGTTACTGGTGAAGACTATCAAGTTAGTCCGTTAAGCATCAGTCAGGAAATTATTAAAACTAAAAGTGTAAACAGAACAAGTTCAGGTATTTCAAGATACTACGATCTGTTAGATAGCACAGGCAAGTATAGTTCAACAAACTTATACGGTGCAGATGGTATCATTTACAAAGACAAATTTACAGAAAAAACTTCATTTACTTTTACTACTAAAACAGATGTACAAGGAGTTATTGCAAATACTATAACACCTATTCTAAGTCAAAAGCAAATGTTAAATTATTATTTGACTAACTTTCCTAAGACACTAGTTGCTGACTTGGGTGCTAAATGGTCACAGAAAACAACTACAACAAATCAAGCAACAGGTTCGTTTATTGATGTACAAGACACTACATTACAAGTAGGAACATTTACAAGTAGTGCATTAAAATTTATTGAAGCAGGAACTTTATTAAAATTTGTTGCACCAACAGGATATCATTTTATGGCAGACAACAGTCATAAGCTAATGCTTGGCGGTGCAGATCATCCTAACGCAATAACTTACAAGTGGGTAAAAGTAGTAAGTGTTACTGGAGATGGTAGAACTGATAACGCAGACGGTACAGGACCTATCATACTAAATGATATTATTCCAACAAATGCTGTTCTTTCAGAACTAAGACCTAAGTTTGGTAAAACATTGTTATCAGATGTACAGTCACAGATTGTTGACCAAGTATTTGCATACAAAACATTTGGATTACGTTATGATGTAAATCTAAGACAATGGCGTATGATCACACAAAACAATTTAGATATTACAAGTGAATTTAGCACAGGTAAAACAGGTGATGTAACTGATCAACAGTTAGACGCTTCTTGGTTATTGTTATTTGAAACAGATGGAGAAAAATATACAATTACTTCAAGAGGACAAAGATACATTTTTGAAAGTAATGAAGAAATTAGATTCTATTATGATAGTACAAGTAAGATATTTGATAATAGAACAGGACAAATTATTAAAGATAAGATTAGTATATTAAGCATTAACACACAACCCGATAGTACAAGTGCGTTTACTGTAGATTATCCTTGGGAAATATCCAAGGAATACAGAGATGGTGACGGATATATTGATAGCAAGAAGGTAGAAATATCTTTTTATGATTCAGATAGCGACGGTGTTGTTGATGACCCAGAAACCTTTGTAACGGTTGTTGATGAAACTACTAATCCATTAACAAAGTATATCTTCCAAAAGAAATACACAACGTCAGATGGTATAGAAGATTACAAGTATATGGATAATAGTTCAAGTGCAGTACAAATAAAACAAAGCGAAAGTGTAGTAGGAGCATTAAGCCAATACACAGACGGGCAAGTGTTTTATCTAGTAACTGAAGATGTATTTAAAGTTTACAGTTCAACAGCAGGCACACTTGCATTAACAACAGACTACAAAGCATACGTAGGTAGAGATGGACTTAAATTCCATTACGTTCATTCTGCAGACGATGACAGTAGAATTGATCCAAGTTCAAGTAACATAATTGACACTTATTTGTTAACTAGAACTTATGACACGAACTTTAGACAATACTTAGATGGCACAATTACAACTAAACCATTACCGCCAAGTAGCGATAATTTGTTTAACAACTACGGAGCAGAGATTAATAGAATTAAGTCTATCAGTGATGACGTAATTTATCATCCAGTAAAATATAAAGTTTTATTTGGAGCAAAAGCTGATGCTCAAGTACAAGCTAATATAAAGATTGTAAAGAACCCAGATCAAGTTGTTAATGATAACGACATTAAAGCAAGAGTAATTAGTGCAGTAAACGAATACTTTGCTTTAGAAAACTGGGACTTTGGTGACAGTTTTCATTTCTCAGAGATGGCTACTTATGTAATGAATCAAGTTGCACCTGATCTAGTTAACATTGTAATTGTTCCTAAACAAGACTCACAAGGGTTTGGAAGTTTATATGAAATAAAGTCTGAATCAGATGAAGTTTTCATAAGTGGAGCAACAGTTGATGACGTAGCAATCATTGATGCAATTACGGCAAGTAAATTAAAAGCATCAGGTAATGTTGTTACAAGTACAACAAGTACAACAAGCGGTGTTACAAGCGGATCAAGTTATACAAATGCAAATGTTTCAAGTACAAGCAGTTCTAGTTCTAGTTCTTCTAGTTCTAGTTCAAGCGGTGGCGGATCGTCTGGGAGTGGATACTAATGTCATATGATGATAATCAAAACGAATATCCATTACCGGTTCCAGGACAACAAAATGAACGTACTAGAACTAGTGCAGAACATCTGCCAAGATATTTTCGTACATCTCATAACAAGAAATTTTTACAAGGTACACTAGACCAACTTACACAACCAGGCGTTGCTGAAAAAATTAGTTCTTACTTTGGTAGAAGAATATCCAAAGCACGTAAGGCAACTGATAATTATGTAAGTGATGTAAGCACACAAAGAGAAAACTATCAGTTAGAACCTGCAACAGTAATCAAGGACGAATTAAACAACGTTACTTTTTACAAAGACTATAACGATTTAAAAAATCAAATCAAAGCATTCAATGGTACCGTAGACAATGACAGTAAATTGTTTAGCCAAGAATACTATGCTTGGAACCCTAACATTGATTGGGATAAGTTTACAAACTTTAGAGATTACTATTGGTTAGAAAGTGGACCATTAGCTATTCCTGTCGTTGGACAAGCAAGAGGAATAACAAGTACATATACAGTTACAAGCCAAGACAACTTAGATAATAAAGCATACGTATTTTCAACAGAAGGAAATACATCAAACCCAACACTTAAATTATACAGAGGACAAACATACAAGTTTGATATAAACACTCCGGGTATGCCGTTGTCAATCAAGACAGCTAGAACATTAGATAGTGCATACAATTATAATGTAGGTATTAGTGATAGTACACATAGCACAGATGTTGGTATTATAGAATTTGAAGTTGATATACTTGCTCCAGATACATTATATTATGTAAATGGTAATGACATAAATGCAAGTGGCTTAATACAAATTTATGATGTACTAGAAAACAGTGAAATAGATGTAGAAGCAGAGATCATTGGTAAGAAAACATACACCATGACAAACGGATATGAGTTGTCAAATGGTATGAAAGTAGATTTCCAAGGTGTAGTAACACCTACAAAGTATGCAACAGGTAATTGGTATGTAGAAGGTGTTGGTGATTCTATTAGATTAATCAGTGAACAAGACGTCCAAGTACCAGGAACAGTAAGCACTAGCAGATCTATTCCTTTTGATAGTGAAAGTTTTGACAGAGCACCTTTCAGTAATGCTAATGCTTGGGCAAAAGATAAAGATTATGTTGTACAAAATAGAGCAAGTCCAAGTAAATCACAATGGGCAAGATACAACAAGTGGTTTCACAAAGATGTTTTAGAAACTGTAGCTACAATTAACAATCAACCTAGCGATGTTAATCAAACAGGTAGGGCGGCAAGACCGATTATAGAATTTGATGCAGATCTTAAACTTTGGAACTTTGGTACTCAGGCAAAAGATAACGTTGATTTATTAGATTCATTTACAGCTGATGTGTTTTCAACTATTGAAGGTGCATTAGGATATAACATCGATGGCGTAGATGTTGCAGACGGAATGAGAATCTTGTTTACTGCTGATCCTGATACAAGAGTTGCAGGTAAAATTTTTAAAGTTAAATTTATTACACATCAAAACAT